TTTCTCAAGAATATTACCAGCACTACCAGTCACTTCTCCAGTGTCATCAACAACAACAACGTGCAGTTCATCATTTCTTCCATTTCTTTCGGATGAATATTGAGAAGTCCTTGGTCTTGGTGCAATATTTCTCCAATAAACAGTGGAATTTGTTAATCCCAAAGTTTGTTGATTGTACCAATCTGAAGGTGCAGTAATTGTTTCACCATTAACAGCAACATTAAGAACTAAAAATTGTACTGTTCCAGATCCATTTGCTATTGTACTCAAACCAAGTGCAGTTTGTGAAACACCATTGACTGTAGTTGCAATCCCCACAGTATAAGTGGTTCCATCTGCAAGAGAAGATCCAGTTACTGGAACAATAAATTGTCCTGCTAAAATTGTACTTGGAAGATTTGTGATTGAATCTACAGGATTGATTACTGTTGAACCAGCGGAAACTACACCAAAAAATCTTGCAACCGATGATTCTTCAATTTTAACAAAATTGCCACTATTATCAGTAATTTTAATATTTCCAGAACCAAATGCATTTACACTTCCTTCCGCATAAGATGTTTCAGTAAATGCAGTAGAACCAGCACCAGAAGATTTTGCAGTAACTTTTACGTCAATCGAACCTTCATTGACTTTGGTAATAATACCTTTAAGAACTCCTGTTTCTGTTGTTACTGTTCCAACACCAGCAACTGATTGGGAGAATGCAGCAGTAACAGCATATCCAACGTTCAATCCAAAAGTTCCAATTGCAATTCGTTGGTCTGCGGCTGCATCAATTACACAAACCTTTAGATTATTGGCCCAAGAACCTGGGTTTCTAGCAGCCCAATGCCAAGCAGTAGCAGATGAATAAGTATTATTGTAATCTTCAGATGATGTAATTTTCAAGGTTACTGATGTAGCAGCAACTCCAGCATTTGAGTTGTTTAAATTGTCACCATCACATCTAACGACTCTTAGAACACCACCATAAGAAAGATACGAAGAAGCACCTAACCAATATTCGTATTGTGAGTCTGATGAAATTGGTTTTCCGAATGTATTGAGTAAGTCATTTTCTGTTTCAATTAGGATGGGAACATTAACTGGACCTTTTTGGAAAGGTCCAGCAATAGCGCCAACTTGATTATTTGCTGCGGTAATTCCCCCAACAGTCAAGTCAACTTCTCTTGTTCTGACTCCTGGTGATACTAAATTTAACGCCATCTTTTTCCCCTCGTGAAGAAGTTCATTTTTGCCTAGAAGTATTTATAAATTGATATTCTTCAAATGGGGAAACAATGCACGAACAATTACCAATCGGGATAATAATTATCTATAAATTTTTGTGAATATTTTTTCCTACTATTAATAATTCTTTCTATAGTGCATTCTTTGCATTCATATGAATATGCAGAGGGAAACCCTTTTCTATTTTTTCTAGTCAAATAAAAATCATTTAATAAGTCTTTTTTTATTCTGCAAGATCTACATACTCTCTCTTTGAAGAGTAGATTATCTAATTCAATCTCTTCTTCGAAACTCATTACCCGTATTCCCACATATATGCTCTATCACCATACTCATCTAAATGCCATCTATCACCATCTACATCAACAAAAGATACTTCATTGGATAATCCATCAGACATAAAACCAAATGGAGCCATATCTTGTTCTATTTGGTCTTTTTGGTCTTCATATATTCTTTTGCGAACATCATTATCCGTCATCTCTTTAAAATAATCCTGGACGACCAACCAAGCAAAGATTACAAGACACATTGCCAGGTCATCATTACATCCTTCTTCTGCTTCAAATGATTGACTTTTTTGAATAAAAGTAGTCAATTCACTGATAATATCGTAATCTTTGATGACTAATTTATCATCTTCAATAATTGTCTTTAAATTGGAACATCCAACTTTTTTGACTGTTTTGGACATTTTGATTCCAAGTTGAGTTTTCTTTCCAGAAAATCCCTGTCCTACCAGTTGACCTGCTCTTCCTCTCATAGAACACATTAAAATATTATCGTATTCTAAATCAAAATGAAGTATACTTGATACTTGTTCTCCAATATCATTTACTTCTGCGAGAACAAATGCTTTATTATATGCTTTTGCTATATCGTGAATAATATTTGGAAAAAGCATAGGTTTAATCTCATTGTTCCTATATTTTGCGACTACCTTATATGGGAATTGACTGATATCAAATACAATAAATGCAGAGTAGTCATTACTCATTCCACGAGATACGTCAACAGTCATCAAATAGGTGTGCTTTTCTATTGGATCTTCATACACATCCATTCCTTTGCTTCTAGTGAGTGGGTCATCATAAACCATCATTCTAAGTTTTGATGGAGTAATCAAAGTATCAACAGACCCTAAGAATTCGCACTCAAACTCCTGTGTGAATTGTCTTTCGGAAGTATTCGCAATTGTTTGTCGTTTCCACTCTGCGTCTCTTCCAGGCACCGCAGACCAATGAACTTCTAATGGAACATAACCATTCTTTCCTCTTTCGGCATCGTGCCAAAGTTTATAAAACATATTCATCCCATTTGGAGTTGAGATGATAATAACTTTTGTGCTTTGACCTGAAGAAATAGTAGGATACACAGAAGAGAAAAACTGCTCTGCAATATGATTTGGAATAAACGCAAATTCGTCCAAGAAAATAATATTGAAAGAATTTCCTCGAACAGCAGACGATGATGTCGATGCTGCTACGATTTTAGAACCATTTTCAAGTTCCAACGAACCTTTGTTCCAAGAACCAACACCCTGCTGTAACCACTTTGGTAAATTTTCATAGGACAATTGCAGTCTGCCTAAAAGTTCTCTTGCTGTTTCTGCTTTGTTTGCTAAGATTGCGATTCTTATATTGTCATTGAACAGAGCATAGTGAAGAAGATAAGACACAACAGTAGTTGATTTTCCTGTCTGTCTAGGAAGTTTTGCAATATTAAATCTATTCTCGTGAAAGTTTGTAATCAATTCTTCTTGAAAATCATACATATCAAACGGAACTAATCCGTGATCCAGAGAAACAATCTTTACATAATTTTTTGCAAAATGAATTGGATCATTTTTGCATTTTAAATATTCTTGAATTTGATCTGTTGTAAATTCAATTTGGACGTTTTCCGCTTTTAAATTCGGATTGCCCTTATAATGTTTATCAATCATAATCCAATTTGTAATATGACTTCTTGTTGTTTTAAATGCAATTTAACAAATGACTTTGCTATGTCTTTTATTTGTTCTATATTTTCACAAGTATCAATTTCTCTAGAAATTTTTTCGTATTCAAAAATCTTAGAAAGATCTTCTAGTTCAATGTCTTCTGGATTCATTTTCATCTCCTGTAAATAATAATGGTTTTGTTGGGTCTTTTGTGGATGGATTGTATGACAATACAATCGCACCAGGATATATCTTCCTCACTTCATAAGTAACCTGATCTTTTGGTGGTCTAGCAAATTGTGGGAAAAACATTTGAACTGAAAGATATTTTCCTCTCCAATTTAACACAATACTATAAGTAGAACCACGAGACTGTATGCGTGTATACCCTTCTTTTACATCTTTACTTTTATTGCCCCAATTTTTAGCACCAACTTTGCGGCATTTGACAAGTGCCCCAGAAGCATAAGCACTAGGCCAAATTTTATAACGAGATTTTACTTTTTCTTTACAGGCATCTTCGCTTACAAATTCTTCAGTCGCAACATTTTTTGCTCGTCCTGACCTATCTGGATTTGGGTCTTCTTTTCTTTTTCTTCTTGCTGCTGCATCCTCTTCATCATCGGACATATTTGCAGCCATTTTTGATGAACCACACTTTGGTTTAGTGGTTTGTCCTGGTTGCTTCGCACAAGGTTTTCCTGCGTATTTGCCTCCTAGTTGAACCCATCCCGGTTTCCCATCACTTGATCTGCTTTTTGAAAACCAATCGTGTAGTGAATAATCTCCCGATTTTCTTCCCTCACTAATACCTTTCATTCTTTCTGGTTTAATTAAATCAATAATTTCCAAAAATGTATTTCCATTTGCGTCTTCAATCGTAACTGTTTCCTTTACGTCTTTGAATTTCTTGTGTTCTTTTTTCGCACTTGCTTCCATTTTTTTGAGACGAGTGTAATAATCTGGAATTTCTTCAAGATGTTGAAGTGCAATGTCAGTTGCTAGTGTTTTGTTTTTTGTGTGCTCGTGTTCGATGGGAATTCCCATCTTAAGTTGATTTGCAATAAAAGAAACATCCAAACGATGCTTTGCTGCAATTGCCTCAACCGTTTTGTGTGATTTTACTTTAGGGCACTCTGCACTTCCGTGTGATGGGCAATCCATTCCTTTTGGAGTTTTATTGCAACTTGCCTCTAAAATAAATTCCTGAAAAGTTTTCATTAGAAATTTTTTAATTATTTAGAGTCCATTAGACCTTGCTTCAATAATTTTTGAAGGTCTGCTGTTGAACCAATAAAAACAGAATTATTGACAGTAGAAGGTCCTCTAGTATCTTCCTCTTTAAGTTTCTTCATTTTATGCTGCAAATCAATTAACTTATCAGTCACATCACCAACATTTTTAATTAATTGACCTGCAACTTCATATGCTCTTGGACTATCACTTTGTTGTGCTAAATCCATAATACTATCAATTGCTTCTTGACCCTTTTCAATCAATGAATACAAATTTCCTCGTGTGTATTCATAATCCTTATCACTTTCTTCTCCAGAGATTGGTCTTGCTATTGCTTCTTTTGATTTTTTTACAATTTCTTTTGATACAGAAGTTGCTTCTATTTCTAATGCTTCGTCTATATTTTCGAATTTACTTTTCATAATGATACATCAATCCCCTTTGTTGTGCTATAAATTTTACCATCACCAAAATCAAAACGAGATTCACTAAATCCAAAATCATCGTCCATTTCAACTAATTCATTATCTGCTGTTGTGATTGCATCAATTGAATCACCTTCAGTGTGAGATGTAATCGTGGTATTGTCTTGTCCTCTCAATACACTTAATGTATTTCCGGAAATATTCTTAATATACATTTCTTCATTGCCAATCATAATATAAGAATTATTAACCAGTGATACAGCACTCGAAACATCAAACGCAGTTACTTTATCATCAATGTCTTGAGTGAGTGTTGTTGTATTATCATTATCATAGTCCTTAATTGCTCTTGGTGTAGCAGTATATCTCAATTGTCTTGACGCATTCTTAGTATTAGTATCTGTATAATAATCCACTTGAACTTTTTTGATTAATCCATCAGTGCTATCAGCAATTGGACCAAACAGATACGTCTTTGCTGTAAAGTTTAACGTATATACTAAAGCTCTTCTTTCTGTATAATTACCTTCATAATTATCTTCCATACTAATTCCCTCCAGGACTACAGGAACATCTTTCTTCTCACCTATTGATGAGATTAAATTGATTGTTAATGTAAAATTTGGTTGAAATGCTGGAAGAATTTGTTCTACAATTTGAAGCATATCATCATTCAACTTAGTCATAATGCTAAGTTGAAATCCAATATTATAAGGAACCGGCATAAAAACTTTAATTTGTTCTGTTCTATCAGTAGTTTTTATTGCCTTAAACGTCTGCATAGCAGAAACTTTTCTGCTACTATCATATTTTAAACTCGTCATCTCAAAAGACATTCGAGGAAGAGTCATTGCAACTCTTTTCCTCAAATCTGGTTTTTGTTCTACTCTTGCTAAAAACTTTTGAATTGGTCCATAAGCAATAGGAACTTTCATAAAACTATAATCAGTACCATCCTGCTCTTCGTGCTTGATGTACACTTCATTAAAAAGTGTACCAAAAGCAATAATGGTTTTCCTGATTATTTCATTGTAACTATAAGTTCCTAACATAACAATAGAGTTTATTAATTATTTAGTAATTGCCAAAAGGATTCTTTTGCGAAAAGTCAAGTATATCATCTGCTTCATCTTCAATTTGAATATTTTCCGCATAAGGGTCATACTCATCAAATGTATTGATTGAATATACTTTATGTGTTGCTGCTGCACCAACTATCAATTCACCATTAGCAAAGTTTCCGCCAACTATTGAAACTTTAAGTACTCTAGTATCCGCATCCCAATCTTTTACGTATCCAGTAGTTCCAGTAGAAACACCTCTAACCGATTCATTAAACTCAAAGTCACCAGTAGAAATTCCAATAGGACTTGTAAGTGTAATTGTTGGGGAAACCGTATATCCAGCACCAGCATTGGTGTAACGAATTGCCGTTACAATTCCAGTGACTGTTAGGACTGCTTCTGCTGTTGCATTTACTCCACCAGCAGGAGCAGTAGATATGGAAACAACAGGAGCAGATGAATATTGACTTCCACCAGAAGTAATAGTTACAATACCTAAAGTTCTAGATGCAAGAACAGCAGTTGCAATTGCACCAGAACCAGATTGACCGACAATTGTAACTGATGGTATTTGTGTATAACCAATGCCAGGATTAACTATAAGAATTCTATCAATAGAATTTCCCGTTCTTCCTGTTTTGCTGGTCATAATAGCAACTGCCGTTGCATCTATTCCACCTTCTGGTGCTTTTGTAATTTGAATCGTTGGTGTAGATAGATAACCAGTTCCATCATTAATTAAATCAATATATTGAACTGAATTGTTTTGTGTAGAAGCAATTGAAACCGTAGCAGTCGATGTAGTTGCAGTATCTTTAACCATAGTAATGGTTTGAATATAACCAAAATCCTGAACTGACCTATCAACTTCATCAATACTGGTATCAATAAGTTCATCTTCGTATCTAAAGATTTCACATCTCAATTCATAAACATATAGATTGTTTAATTGATAAAATGGAACTTTACCTTCAACATACTTAATTTCAAAAAGACCATTATCAATTGGAAGATAAATCAAATCTCCTTCTTGTGGTCTTGTTGCAACTTTGATATCTGGGTCATCCAACAAAAATGGAGTTATAAAATCTTCATATCTTTCTTTTGAAATGATAAGAGTTAGTTCATCATTTGTCTTTACTCCAAATTTTGATAAAATATCTCCTTGTCCTCCAAATCCATTGAAATTTGAAATATATGCTTCAATTCTAAAACTATCATCAAATTTTGATACTAAAACTTCTTTAATGATTGTTTTTTCATTAATCAATTGTCTGGGCATATACACAACATCTTGCCCATACATTTTCAGTTGTTCGTTGATTAAATCTTGAACAAGTCTTTGCTCACTGGAAGAACCTCCCAGAAAATAGGGATTTAGTGGTGCCATTATCCTATCATATCCATTGGGGGTAATTCATAATCAGTCTTAAGTTCTGTCTCAAGTTCTTCAATTTCTCTAATCGCATCATTTAATATTCTTTCACCATTCATTGTAATTCCACCAGGAAGTTGAACTCCATTAAATTTAATTAAATTTTGACCCCATTGTCTTTTTATGATTGCAGTCAAATATCTTTTCAACCACCAATCATTATATACAGCAGAAAAGTCTGATGGGTCTACAATTCGAATACAATCGACAATAATATAACTATTTTCATTTACCATTGCCCAGTCTATATCCAAATACAACCTATGTTGTTTTTTATTAAATCTCAATTGAACATCTGGAGTTATTAGTCTGCTAATATCTTCCAAATGTGTTTTTACCATTGCATAATTTAGCAAATCGAGAGCACCATAATAATACAAATCATTCAAAAATATTTGATATTTGATATTAAACAAACCAGATGATATTGTATTTGCATCTGATTTAAATACGTTATTCACTCCAATAATTGTATCTGGAAGTTGAATAAAATTATTTGTTTCTTGATAATTGACCGTTGTTATTCCAACAGAAGAATTTGCAGTTGAACTTGTGATACCTGTTCTTACTATAGTTTTTTCATCAGGTAGAAGTTTGTGTTTTAAATATACTCTTGCCGCACCATCATAATGTCTTTCATTAAAAAATTGAATAGCATCATCTACCAAATCGTCAATTTGGTCGTCATCGACGTTAATTTCTAGAACAGGATATCCAAGTTTTCGCAAACAGTAATCAATTAATCCTTGACGACTTGATGGTTGAGACATTATTTAATTTTAGACTCTAATTATTTATCAATATGTGCCACCATCAATGAATGGATATGGATTCCATTGTTCTGTTGATGAATTGTATACAAGCACTGAATTGTTTGGAATTGCTGTAGTTGTATTGACATCATTTAAATCGGTAAGATTCATTTTTAAATTTGCAACAGCAGAAACTACCCTGTTTGCGTTATCAGCACCAAGTCTTACTTTTATTAAATTGTCTGAATTAGTTCTTACTCTAATGTCTGACATTGTTTTTATGCGGTGGTAATTCCAGCAGTAACTAAAGCACTTCCTTCAACAACTCTTGTCTTTGCTGTTCCACTATCTAATAGTATGTCATAGCAATATCTTCCTGGTCTCAATGTTGATGTGATAGTTGAACCTAAAGAAATTTTAACTCTTCCGTCAGGTCTATTGGGGAAAGAAACTGTAAAAACAGCAGAAGTATTTAATGATGCTGGTGATTTTTTTAATTTTGCATAACCAGTATATCCAGTCAAATCCAATGGAGTATTTGCTACTGATTCAAGAAAAAATGTCTGATTAAAATCAGCACCCCCTGGAATTGTTATATTAGCTACATATATTGCCATTATGATAACTGGATAAAATCTTTCCTAATATATTTAGGTTTTGTTTTCTAAGAGTTTTGCAAGTAACGATTTTATCCCAGTCAATTCGGTTTTTAAATTTTCAATTTCATTTTTTTCCTCTAATGATGAGTTTTTGGCTCTCAAATATTCTTGGTATTCATAATCATTGCAATTTACGATTGCATTTGATTTTTCATCACGATACAATCCTTTGTGTCCTTCTACTGGTATCATATTGATGCAATTGCTCTTAAGTCTCTAATAAGTGGAACATATGATTGATTTGTTCCAGTCATAATAATTTTAATTTGGAATCCATTGAATGGAGTTATATTTTTACCAGTAAATTCATAATTACCAAAATCACCTAAAGTATTTGATGCTTGAACGAATCTATCAGATTTTCCATTATTTTTTGAAGAATTGATTACGTTTCCATTCTCATCAAGATTGTCATATCCTGGGAAAAATTCATATAATTGTTGTGAATCTGGAGTATCATTTCTAAGCAATCTATACATAACTCTAATATCATTTGATGAGTGTCTATAAGCATCAAAGAGAACTTTCAAACTATCTGCTGATTTTTGTAACTTTACAATTTTTGAAACATAAATTGCTGCATTTGGGTCACCATTTAATTGATTGACTCTTGGTTCTAAAACAAAATCAGAAACAGGATTATTAATCCTATTCATTGTTGTGATTATGTTTACTCTATGCAAATCAATCATTGGAGATACTTTTCTATCACCTGTTGACAATAGAAGTTCCATAGTGAATGATCTATTTCCGGGTAAAGTGGTTAAATTTGAAAGTTCATTTACTTTAGAATAAATCGCAGAAGTTTCACTTAGTTGATTGGTAGAATTTAAAGATATATCTTCAAATCCTCTATCCGTGAATGAAATTTCAGTTCCATTCACACTTGTTCCAGTTGTTGTTCTGATTTTTGCTCCAACTGATGTTGTTTCTGGTAATAATGTTTGTATATTTGGTCTAATACTATTAAATGTGATATTTTGTGTTGCTTTTGGTCCATTAAAAGACCCAACAATTGGGGTTGATGAATATGTTCCACCAGATTTAGATTGTTTGAAGAATAACTCTGGATATGA